AATATAACAATGCGCCTCACTTACCGTTAAGTCGAATACTTCGCTTTCTTTCCCGTCGTTTTCTATTTTGACCTTTTGCGTAACAAGGCTTTGAACAGTATTTCTTGTTCTTTCTTCGCGTTCTGTCAACAAAGGTTCCCCCGCATTCTCCGCACGGCTTTTCAACTGCAAGAATAGATTTATTGTTGAATCTTTGCTTACAAAGTCTGCAACAAAACATCTGATGGTAGGTCTTCGTTTTGAATCCCTCCCCACATTGCTGGCAATCCTTTTCAATAACCTCGCGACTTTTCCACGTTTTTTTCCCATGCTCCCTGTGCCACTCTCTGCCCTCATCTGACCGATGCCATGCTGTGGCAAACTTTCGATTCTCCGCGAGTTGCCTCTTGTTTGCTTCAGACCCGACCCAATCACTAGACCTGGCGTGGCCGGAGTGATGATCGAATGCAGAAATGCACTCCAGATTTGAAAGATCGTTGTTCGACTTATCTTCATCCTTGTGATGAATGTGATAGCCCGACGGAATCTCCCCGTTCTCATCCTCCCAAATAGCTCGGTGCAAATACTCTCCTTTGCGCCCGTTTCGATCCGGGAAGGAATGATAGTATCCTTGCTTCTTGTCGAGGTAGTATCTTCGGCCTTTGAAATCAACTGTTGTGGGAGTGTCCATACGTGTTCAAATGTTCGCATAGCATCGCATGTTATCAAGCCTTTTCTTGTGAATACTTTATGCTCTCCGGTAGCCCTTAGGTCGCCTACTTTCATCGTAGGTTTCAGCCCGTTCCTGTGAACCTTCTCTACATTGCAAGGCCCACTGGGAGTCCATACCGAATCTCCCTCTTTAATATCTTGTATCGGCACCTGCTCCCCGTTCCCCATCAAGACCAAGGTTCCGGCAGCTACACAAGTATGCGAGCAAAGGTCATGCACATCTACGTCCCGGGCGATGCCTGTGCTTTTGTCTATCTTCTTCTTGTATCCCTCGATTCTACCTACACCACCGGGAAGCTTCGCCCCGCCCTCCGGTTCCACTGGAACATCCGTTGACTCATGGAACCAACAGTTTGGGAGAATCCGCCTGACCTCACCCACTCCTACCCACATGTCGGGAATGCGCGGAACCTTTATTATCTTTTCCCTCGGAATCCCGCATTCAACCATCTGCTGGATGAACGTCTTACCACTTCCCTTGTCGGTGATTTCGGCATCGTGCGGGACCAGGTGACCCGCGAATACCCCACGCTCATCCTCCCACCTTCGGATAACTTCGGCTACACCGGCCGCTCCGGCCCCTTCACCGGCGCACCATGCCAGAAAGTTGTGATCCTTCCCTGCCGGTTGAACCTCCCACCCTGCCATGTTGTCCGAGCTTCCTAAGTCCCAACAAGTAAACCGCGGGTATCCCTTCTCCGGGTTAAATCTGGTTACGCGGCCCTCAGCCCTGACTGCTTTCATCTCTGGGTAAATCTGGCCCGGGATGCTCTGCCTGGTGCATTCCTCAATCACGGTAGGGAATTGCTGGTAGATGTCCTCGCCCTGCTCTCGCTTCTTTCGCGAATACCATGCTTGCCGCTCGACAGGGACCACTAGACCTTTCTCCTTCTCTAGCTTCGCGAAGTATTCGGTTGTGTTGTCCAGCGGAACCGCATTCTCAAGCACGTAAGATGGGTGGTTCAGCCATGAGAAGAAATGGTTCTTCCAGTCCATTGCTGTTCGCTCCCTCCCTTCGGAACCTAGTGCTAACTGGAAGAATGCGTTAGCCTCGCCAAACTCACCGCCCTCCATTGTTGTCTCAATATCCACTATCCCGTTCGGGGGAACCGCGTTGATAGAGCCTCGCTTGATCCGCGTAGCCTTCTCGGGGAACTGTGCGCTGATGGGACCATACTCTGATATGTGTAACCGTTGCGGAGTCTTACCCGTGTAGCTCACTCCTGCGCTCATTAGCGACCCGTTAGCCCATTCCATTCGCCCCTTTGAATCGCTCTTCAGTGGATTCACTTCATGTATCTTCCGCCATAGGGCCGCGATGGCAGGGTCCGGGTGGTGGATGCCACGCGCCCACGCGAAACGGAATATCTCAAGCTTATCATGGGCGTCTGACTCTGACAGGTCAATGATTCCAGATCGGTAGTCGGCATTGAAAACGCACTCATCCCCGGCGTCAATCACGATAACCGTGGACATGCCAAGCTTTCTCGCCTTCGGAATGAAGTTTCGAGAGTGACGTTCGTCCAGGAATTGCTTCTGCTCATTACGCAAGGTAAGCGGAGCCGTCTCGCCGTCCTCCGTTAGAATCAGATAGAGATTCTCCAGCCGCCAACGTTTATCGCCTAGTTTCTCAGCCAAGGCCAGTCGCTCTTCCTCACCTAGCTTCATTCCTCTCTTGCGCCAGTTGCCAATCGAATGACCGCTGCGAGATCGTCCGAAACGTCATGCTCATGCTTCTCAGGCTCGTAATGGCCCAGCATCCGGTTCAGCTCCTTAATGGCTGCGACCTTGCTGATCATCTTAATCTTGGTCCCATGCTCACCCGGGGTCGCTTCCTCGCAGAGAATACTTCCCTCATCTACGTCCTCGATGGGCGTAAGGATAGCCTTGACCAGAATATCCACTACGTCGTCGCTGGATAGGTCGCACCTTTCCGCTTGCTCTCCAGCCAATTGCTCAAGTCGCGCTTTGATTCCCGCGTTTGTAAGCAGTCGCCACGCGTTTTGCCTTGCTACATTCTTCGAGCATTCATAGGCAGTGCGGTAACTTTCGCTCCCGTTTCCTGATTCATGGTATAGACGGCAGAACTTTTCGTGCCTCGGGTTTAACGCCATCCGTGAATGTTTTACGGATTTCGTGAAAAAGCAAGAGGGGACCAAAAGTTAGATCACTTATGGTCCCCTTCTTAATTATTGCCGAAAAAAGTTCCTTTTGGCAACAATTAGTTCGCCGGAAGAATCAAAGAGTCGTGCAAGTCTCGCCATGCATAGTTAGGTTTTGTCGTCGTCGGGTCGGTGGCCTTGGGCGTTCGTTAAAATTTGCCACGCCATTGCAGCCGCCTGCGGAACCTGGCCATTTCCGATTGCCTTGAGCCTACCGATTCGGTTCTGGATTCCGGTTTCGACTCTTGGCAATTCACCCTCATCAGCCGGATCAATCGACCAATCTCGCCAATCCAGCTCGGTGATGGGTTCAAGGCTAGTCCAGCCTATCGGCCATCCCATGAGCCATTCAGTCCAGTCGGGATTGAGTTGACCTGTAGCTGCTGATTGCTTCACTTGATTCGGCAAGTCGTTTTCCTCACCCCTCATACTCCGACCGCTTGGGCCTTTCCAATCGCGGGATTGAGGCGTAGACCATTTTTGTTTCTGATATTTGGTTCTTGTAGAGCATCCACTCTTTGCCGCATGGGTCAGCATCCACTGCATCTTGCCGTCTGGTGTCCCCGCTGCGTCCTCGTTCGCGGAGGGGGTAGGCCACGTCCTCTGTCCCACCACTGTTTCTAAATTCGGAAACCTCTTCGTATTTTGCGCCGACTCTGGTGTGATCGTTGCTGCCATTGCACTGCAACTTCTTCGAGTTTTCCACGAAGACGTATCGGGGTCGTACTTCACCGACGATTCTTGCCATGTGTTTCCACATACCTGATCGCTCTCCGTCAATGCCGGCTCCTTTTCCTGCACAGGAGATGTCCTGACAGGGAAATCCTCCAGAAATGACATCAACACGGCCTCGCCAGGGGCGACCGTCCAGTGTGCAGATGTCATCCCAGATTGGGAACTCTGGCAGGATTCCATCTCGCTGGCGTTGCAGGAGGACGTTTCGGGGGTATTCTTCAATTTCGCATGCTCCAACGACTCTGTGGCCGAGGAGCAGGTCTGCGAGTATTCCGCCTCCAGCTCCTGCAAATAGGTGGAAAGATCGAAGTTGTTTTGTGTCGAGTGGTAGCTCATTCATTTTCTTTCTGTTATCCCGTAACGATGTATGCGGCGTAGCCTGCGAGTGTTGCCGCTGCGGCGCACACTGCGAGAATCAAGATCAGAGCGATCACCACATAGGCGACCTGTTGAATTATCGTTTTCATTTTCCTTTTGTTATCCATTCGGTGATTTGCTTGGCCTGACTTAATCCCTTGGCTTTACAGATCGACCGGAATCGTTTCGCGTGTTCTGGTTCAATTCTGACCGTGATGGCAGCCAGCGGCGTTGAGCGAGGCTTGCGCCCCGCTCCTTTGCGTTTGCCGCCCCATGAACGGGGTGCATCTTCCCAATCCGCCTTTTCTTGTTCTTCGCTCATTCTCCCAATTTCGCAAGTTCACGTTCCACGGCAGCGATATACTGCCTTGCTCTGCTTACCTTCACCTGGTGCGCGTCAAACCACTTCTTTCGGTCTGCGTCAGATGTCCTGATCCAGGACACTTCCCCCGGAACATGGCGAGTATGCTCTCGGAACGGTGGCCGTTCATTGAGCAGACGATCGAGCAACGCGTTGCCCTTTTGGAGATTTGATCGCAACGGTTCACGATTTGAATCGTCCGCGCTGACACTGGTAACCTGCGCGGTTGACTGCGCCACGGGGGATGCTCTGTCTACCCTTGCTGTGGCCGCGTCAATCTTTCGCTTGGTCAGTGTCGAGGTAGATACCCTATCCTTGAGGTCTAGTTTGAGCTGTTCGACTTGAGCGACTAGCTCAGATTTATCAGCGTTAAACTTCGCCTCGACTCTCTTGCTCTGCTCGCCGTACCTCTCATTGAGAAGCGTGATCTCTTCGATGTAGCCTCCCTGAATGTCTGGTATCTCGACAAGGCGGACATGAACATATAAGCCACCGAGGACAATGGCGATTACGAATGGTAGAATCTCTCTCATTTTATTCTGTTCTTTTATTGTTTTTTTTCTGGTATCCGGTCTTCGGATGAAGAGAGAATACGCCCTGCCTGATTACGCGCAAGTCTTTTTTCAAACTTTTTTTAAGGGGGGGAAAGCAATGGGTTTTTATCCTTCGGTCACTTCGCGGGAGAATCAAGTTCTGGGACGCGCAGAAATTCGCATAGATCGAATCGCAATCTGTTGACAATTGGCCAACCACCGTCAAGAGACATGGCGTTCGCAAGGCTTTCGCCACATGAATTTACCGAAGTGAACATTGGTTTGAGGTTTCGCCGCCTCTGTTCTACCACCCGATACAGGTCCGATTCAACTCTCTCCGTAAGTTTCTCTTTGCCGATGTCATCCAGCAGGAGCATGTCGGCGCGCAAGCACCTATCCATCTCCCGATCACGCTCTCCGCCAAGGCTTCCCATAGCCCAAGCAAACTCCACCGAGCTAGTAAGGTGGACAGATGCCCCGGCATCGTGCTGGATGCGCATCAACTCATGGAGAATAAACGTCTTGCCCGTCCTGCTTTCTCCGAATAGTCCGATGCCCTTGCTTCCGCCACCCCAATCAAGGACGCGACCGGCGAGTGTCTGGCTTGAGCGAGGTAGCTTTTCAATCTGAAAATCCTGGTAGACCGGTGGGCAAATTTCCTCCCAACCCATCACATTTTTCGAATTGGTCTGAGAAACTTCCAGCAAAGACCTCTCCTTGGCCTCCTGACAGCTGTCACAGCGTTTGGATGACAGTTTAAGGTCAACACCGCGGATTTCCCCTACGACGGATTCTGAGGCAAACTGAGAGCCGCACTCGATACATGGTATATTTTCGATTGTGATATTCATTTTTCTAAAATTCGCTTGGCAGTTGACCCGTGTTGGACTCGATTTCGTCTTCCCACCCTCCGCGATTCAGCCACGTCGTTGGGTGCGGAATGTATTTCCCGTTAGCCTCCCGCCACTGTGCCGATTTCTGCTGGGCGGATACCGCTGCTAGAATCTCCTCTGGCGTGACTGACTTGATTGCGCGTCGAAACGCTTCCCTCGCTTTCCGCTTCCCAATCTTGCGGGGGTAAGCGGCCCAGAAACTCTCGAAACCAGATGTCGCCACCTTCGCCGCCTTCTCGGCACTGAGCCGGTCGAGCCAACAGTTCGTCAGGAATGCCGCTGGGGACTCGACAACCAGACCTTCATCCTCGACCCGCTCAGCAAGCTCGCGAATGAACGACTCCGGGATTGCAGAGTCTTCGTCAACGAAATCCGAGAACTTCCGAAAATGAGCAAGTACTCTCTCTTCTCTTAATTCTGTATCTGCCTCTGCTTCTGCTTCTGCTTCTGCTATATACATGTCATGCGTTACTGCACCGTTACGGGTGCGTGACGGTGCGTTACTTTCTGCGTTACGCTTTTTTCTCTCCCGAAACCTCCTCTGACGCTCCGCGTTGTTCGCTCGTTGCTCCTCTCTTGACGCCATGTTTCGATATTTTGAGTGGTTGAGAAGCACCCACCCCCCTTCAATTTTTTCGATCCTTCTACCGTCGTCGTCAGTAGATCGAGAATGCTCGTCGGGAGCCTCAAACCTAGACAGGGCGGACTCTACAGCCGATATGTCGAGACAGGCCATGCGCGACAGACCGGGAACGGTAGCCATGACCTCACCGTGTTTGTCAGCCATAGCAAGCATGGTCACCCACAGGACTCGGGTATCGGAATCCTCGGACCAGAGAGAGGACGTGATGATCGTCGAAAATAGTTTTGTGTAAGACATTTATTAAGTTTCCTTTTAGTTTAGTGCTATTAAGAGCATTTGTTTAGTGCTATTAATGGTATTTGTTTAGTGATATTAATGTTCGAGATGATTTGATCCAATTTTGAGAGTTGGGCATCGGGGGGCGCACCCCCCGTTACTCAACTGTTACTTGCCGTTACTCACCGTTACATTCGCGTTATTGTCAAACCTTCTTTCCTCAAGCTGCCACGTGCTCTTTCCCTTGTGTTTTGTGAGTTTCAAGGACAAACCGGTCCTCTCGCTCAACAGGTGGAATTTAAGAGTCCGCAGGAAACTTGTTATTTTCATGCCGCGAGAGACGCCAAGTATATCCCTTACCTCCTGACTGGTCCTCGGTTTGCCATCAAGGGCCACCTGGATATACTGGTCGCGCATCGCTGCGATGCGTCTGCCTCTAGCGTTGATTCCGCGAACGCGATCCGAAAATGAATAGATTTCTTTTTGTTTCATGTTACTGGCGAAAAAGTGAGATTAGCTCACCCGTGAGCGGGTCATATGTGATTTCGTATTCCATGTCCAAATCAGGGAAGGTAAAGTCGAAAATGACGGCAGCCGCGTGTTCGGCGCACGTCGGGCAAACGTCAGACTCTTCGCTAAGAGGACTGCCGCAGCAGTTTGACAGCATCTCCCTATCTTCTTGGATGGCTTCGGAAATCAATTCGTCGCAATGCTCTTCCTCCGCGTCCCAAACCTCCGAAGGCCTTGATGGTG